CAACGCGCAGATGCTATCAACATCCATTGTGCGATAGTGCTGTTCTGCGTTTCCTCGGCTTTTTGGTCCGGTTCCGTGCTGGCGGTAGCTCCATGGCGGGTCTGCATATATGACGGAGTACTTTTTGTTTGGAAAGTCCATATCATCCATCCATTTCTTCGATCCAGATCTCTGCTCTGGGGTTTTTCTTGTCGTAATCCACCCGGCTGCCATCGTGGGCGGCAACGATTTGGCTGTTATCGTCCGCCAGAACCTTGGCCTTCACCAGAATGTCGCAAGTCGCCTCTATGAGATTTGCAAGGTCAACCTTGCGCCGGGTGGCCATGTAGTACACACACCGCACGTTCACGCGGGCTGTGATGGGGTTGTAAGGCCGCTTGATCTGCCACATGCACTTTTCCTGATACTGCATGAATGCCTCGCTGGGGGCCACAATGCGGCGGTTTGCGTGGGCCTTGAGGATGCGGGCGGAGTTTTTCTTTGTGCGGGGGTCGCCGTAAAGGGTTAATTTCATCTGCCGTCCTCCACATAAAACCAGCTCTGCGGTGGATCGCATACGTCTTTAAGTCCGCCGCCGCGCCTGTCCAGCCTCTTTGCTTGGAAATTTTTAAGCTTGACAGGCTCATCATAAATTTTCAGGTCGGAAATGTTCCAGCCATACAAGTCTTTCAAATCCGCATAACTCATCCCGGACTTCCATCCGGCATAGTCTTTGACTTGCGGTACTGTGAGACAGCTTCCAGAAATTGCAGATTCGATATCTTCTTTGACGACACAGTATTCAGGGCCAATGCGTCGGATGTCATCGCAAATGAACTCTCCGATAACGCGCTCGTCCAGCTGCTGCCAGCCGTTCCCGTGAACTCGGGCCCAAAACGTTCTCGCTTTAGTGCACCAAATATAGACCTTGAATGGTGTCTGGAGACGGGGGCAGGTTTTCCGCAGTTCGACAGTCTTTTTGCGCCGAATGATGAGGTCGCACCATTCCGTCCGGATGCTCATCAAGATAGCTTTCATTTTTTTATCATCCCTTCCATTGCCAGCTGCTCGCACTGCTTTTCAGCTTCCCGGCGCTGCTGGTCATACTCAAACAGCATGTCAGCGTACTCGCTGCCCACCCTGCGGATGGCTGTTTCCAGCATTTCCGTCACAAGGTCTGTGTACTTGTCCGAGCCCTTGCGGCTGTTCCTTGCAGCTTCCCGGGCTTCCCACAGGTCGGTAAGTTTTTCTCGCTTGTCAGCTGTGATCTCGCCGTAGCCGTAGGCATCCTGGATCTGTTCCATGCTTTCCCAGCCTTCCAGCTCAGCAAAGGGGGCAGCTTCAGCCTTTGCCATGCTGCGGGCTTTGGTCTTTTTCTTGACGTACCGGGTCAGACCGTCCTGCATCACGGCGCGGGCATCGTCCATCGCCTTGCGGACAGCCTTGACCTCCCGCTCTTTCTTGAGCTGCCCGGGCTGGTTGGCCCACTCGGCCATCAGTTCAGATTTGGTTTTTGGTTTCATGTTCTTCCTCCGTTTTGACAGCTTCCCGAACGCGCAGTCTGGCAAGCTCAGTTTTCGCATACCACAGCTGCCAGTTACCAAACCATCCCTTGTGGAGCAGTTTCCCGCCGTAATAAACAAGTTCCTGCTCCATCAGGTGGTCGAGCGAAACGATATATGCGCCGGGCTTGTACTTCTTGCTCATCTGCTCACCTCCTGAAATAAGCTTGTCTGTTCTGACACCGGCATGATGTACTCCGCCCACGGCCTGCGCAACGGTTTACGGCACCAGAGCATTTTCTCCTCGTTCTCGGTCATGTGCTTTGCAAGCCGGGCGGCTTCCTCCGGGGTATAAAACAGCCTGCGCCCGATGTCGCTCAGTGGGTAGGAAAACGGTGTCAGGTACCCGCCCGCATTCTTTCCCGTCAGCCTGATCTCGGTGTAGCCTCCCTGAAAATAGTCGGTCACCCGGGCTTCGCGGATCACGTATTCCATCAGCGGCCCCGCGTGGGTCTTTTCGTAGTACAGATGTTCCAGCACATGCCACATGGGCGTGCCGATGGGCGGTTTCTGGGTTCTCATCCGGTATCACCCCCATTGTTCGGACATAGCCTTTGCAACGCCCGAAAAAGTCTTTGCTCGGTTCCTTGCACGATCAGTGGTAAACATTCCCTTGTGATACTCACCGTGCTTGTGCGAATAGGAGCCTGACGGGCACCATGTGGCCACAGGCTCCACAATATCGGTCGGGAACAGTGGCGGCAGAGCCTTCAGCCAAAGGCAAGTTTTCTTGCTGTATGGGTGTCCATACTCATACGGTTGCACAGCTTGCGTATACGGTGGCAGACAGAAAACCTTACTCGGCACGGGATTTTCCACGCAGATTCTCGGCACATCTGCCCACCAGAACCGCATAAACAGGTCACGGCCCTGAATGCCCAGCATCACGCGGTCAGCTTGAAGCTGGTGCCCTTTCCAGAGATGCCGTGCGCCGGCATTGCTCAGGTATGTGCAGGGCGGGTGCGCAATGAGCAAGTCCCAAGCATCAATGTAATGCCCTTTATCATCCATCGTCTCAATTTGCCCCCCCCTCAGGGGCAACAGAGCATCGCCAAGGATGTGCCATTCAGGATGCCCGCCGGACGGCTCGATCAGGTCGCACGAGTAGGCTTCATGCCCACGAGCCCGGAACGCTTTGCATACTTCCTGTGATTCCTCACAGGCGATAAGCACTTTCATCTGTCCGCTCCTCCGTTCGCTCCCATGTACTTCTTGCGGCCCCGCTCCCGGTGG